TGTTCAAAGACACTTTCGTATTCATTGCGTGCGAGGAACTTTTTCTCGTAGAAAGTTTGAGCTTCCTGCGTAAGGGTACTGGTTGTGTTAGCAGCCATATTTGTCTCCGTTTAGTACTGAACGCTTTTCAAACCGTGTTTCTCGGCGTATTCAGTAGCAGAAAGCTTTGTGTCGTCTCTATCATCAGAGACATTTTTGCCACTTCCTACTACATCTGACCTAGCGCGCATTTTCTGCTCGTTCTCCTGGGCTTTCACCTTTGCAGTCGTAGCTTCTTTGGTACGCACTCGATCTAATCGAGAGGCTTCGCGTTCAGATAGGTCTTTTAGTGATATTGGTGCGCCTGTTTTCGGGTTATAGAACCCTAAGAATGCCGGTGAGCCATCTTCTTCTTTTAGTGTTTCGTGAAAGACACCAAAGGTATCAATCGTGTCGCGCATAAAGTCTTGGAAAAGTTCAGGGTCTTCTTTGAATACAGGTAGTTCGAGTGAGGATTGGATATCACGTTTTGCATTTGAGATATTATTCTCAACCTTTTCAACGAAGCGCTCATTCTCCATAGCCTCTAGACGACTATTAATATCGTCAGGGTCTACAGTCTTCTGAAACTCTACTTGAGCATTGCGTAAGGCTTTCCGTTCTTCTCGCTCTGCAATACGACGCTGCGCCATTTCTTGATTGTGGTGCTTTCGAGCTTCCGCCGTATCTTCCTCTGCTTCTTCGGTGGCTTCCTCTGTTTTATCATCGGTTGCTACTTCGGTATCATCGGACTGCTCTTGCTTGTCAGATGCCTCTACTTCGGTTGTTTCCTCAGTAGGTAATTCTTCTACGCCGTCGATAGTAGAAAACTGTGTGTCTTCTGCTACGTCAGTTGTTTGTGTTTCGTCACTTGTGGTGACAGTTGCATCTTCTTCAGCCATTTGTATCTCTCCTCTTTTATCAGCCTTTATAAATCACGGTGGCGAGCCGGTAGGACGGAGGTGTCCTTGTAAAACCTCAGAAAGGGCTTACAACGAAACCTCAGTGAATGCTAACCTCCCATCTTTTATAGTTAGTTGCTTACCATAGGGAATACGTTTGCTTGTATGTGGGTGGCACTCACACTTGATATACGGGCCTTCTTGGTAAAAGGTATGCTCTTGAGCAGGGGGTAACTCCTTGATATCTACCTCATGGATAGTGCCATTTTCTGTTTCGGTGATGCGTTCGTTCAGTGGCATGTTATTCTCCGATTAGTTCGTCAAGTCGAGTTAAGAAGTACAGGTAACGCTTACGCGCACGTACTTCAGCTTTTGTATCAACAGCGACATCATCTGCAACATCTGCGATACTAGCGACTGCTTCACGCTCAGTCTTAATGATTGCTTTGATACGAAGATCACTAGACTTGAGTATCTTTTCAGTCTCTATTTGTTCAGCAACCTCTGGCTGTATTTCTTCAACTGGTTCTTCAACAGGGCCACTGATGCCTGTATATACTCCGTTGTCACTCATTGGTTAGCTCCTAGCATTTGCATAATTTGTTCTGGTGGCACACCCTTTGCTTCCATATGTGCTATCTCGGCTGCTAGCTGTGGCCCAAGTTGATGGGTTTGGTCGAGTTGTTTAGCGCGTTGTGCCATAGCCATTACATCAGGCTCTTGCTGCTCATTGGGGTCTTGTATGGCTTCTGTAGGCGCTTCCATCTGCTCTTGTGGCATTTCACCCTGCATCATGGCTTGTGGAGCTTGAGGAGTGCCAGCTTGAGGCACAATCGGTTGACCAGTTGTAGGGTCAATACCTTGCATCTGCATACCCTCTTGAGGTGTCTGCTTCACAAGTATTTTGTCGAGGTCTTTCATGCCCTTTTCGCGGAGGACGGCTGCGGCATATTCACCAGTGTTAAATATGTATTCGCCCATTGGTATTTGAGGTGGCATCTGTGAAACAGTCTGTATAAAGGCTGCTTCTTGTTCTAGGGCATCAGCGTTATCACTTTCGGCTTTTTCTTTCGAGCTATTAGCGTCAACTTCAAACTCAAACTTGCCACGCATCTTGTCATATTCAACGAGAGCTTCACGGCTTGTAATGTTTCCATCTTGGTCGTGGTCTAACTCCATGCCAGCCTTATCAAGTTTGATAGCTTCTTCATCTATGATCTTAAGGATTTCGTCACCCTCCATGTTTGCCATGTGGATATTGAGCATCGTTGTCGCAAGGCGCTCGAAAGCTTGTTCGTGTCGCATCTGCAAGAAGCCATCATTTGTACCGTTAGAAGCTTGTTGCATCTTTACACCCGCGTTGGTCTTTGAGTAGTTCGGGTTGCCTGATTGTGAGCTAACTGAGCCATTCTTAGAGCCGACAAGTTCTTGCTGCTGCGTCTTGTATAGCCCGATAGACTGAGGGAATTGTGAGTAGATACTGTTTGATGGCATGAATGGCTTAATGTCTGTCTGACCCGTAAAGATGAGGTGGTCTGACTTCCACTTGATTGTGTCGAGTTTGGCGGTATCGCGTGGGCCGTGTACTTCGATAGCAGGGCGTAATCCGTACTGAGTAGCAAACATGTGTGCTTGGGTTAAGAAGTCTTGTACGTTCTGGTTCGGTCCAACTAAGTGGGCCAACCCTAAACCGTAAGGATTTTCTCTTTCAATGTCTGAATAGAGGAAAATAAGGGGCATATCACCTGTGGGGTTGCGGTTTTTGTCACGTCGTACAATGTTGTTATCACCGAGAGCAGGTGCAAATGAATAAAATGGTGCTTCACTACCGCGCTGGAAACAGTGGATGATCTTATATACCCCCGAAGTATCCAATCCTTTGTTACGCTCAGTTTCTGTCTGCTCAGTGATCTCTTTATCACCTGTTGACTGGTCTACAAGTTTCTTGAGTTGCTTTACATCCCATGGGCTAAGACTATCTCGCTTAGCTTTCTTAGCTGAGCTGTGTTCTTTCTCTGCGGCATCAATGATTGCTTTGATCGTGTACTTGTCGTAGAACTGCACGAGGTATGAACGATTAGCAGCTAGGTCAGACACCTTGCCTTTTTCGAGTATGACATTACGAATGTAGGGTAGGACGCAATCTGCACCTGAATATGCTTCAGTGGTCTTATAGAATGCATACATAGGCTGCGATCCGTACTTATTCGCACGATATGCCCAGTCCATCTGCTTGTTGAAAAACAGATCATCTTGATTAGCATGGGGGATTATCTTTTTAGCCCATAGAATGTTTGCAAGTTCAGCTACCCACGCTTCATCACGGTCAATAGAAGTGACGTTACCAGTGAATAATTGAGAGAGATATCGCTTGGGTAGTTCGCGCAGAGTAGCAGCGAGTGAACCATCGGTTACGTTTGAGAAGCCAGCAGGGAGCTTAGCTTTTGGCTTGTTATTAGCAAGGCGCTCAATCTCATCATAGCTATTGAAGATGAGCTTCGCGTCTTTTTCGTCGTCATCGAAAGCTTCGACAACTTCTTTTTCATCTAGATAATAGGCCAACTGTTGCGTTCCTTGACGGAAAACGCTGTGGTAAACAGTGGTCTTCTTTACTTACATTATACATTATTTAGTCATTATTATCTACTATTTCAGCAACCCAATATTTCTCAGCACGTTTTACTTGGCGTTTGCGAGTGTCTACTGTGAAGTGAATACCGAAGTCACCAAGCTTACCGCCATCATAGGCCGTACGGATAGCTTCCATGCATACCGCAAGCATAGATTGGTAGTCATCATCGACTACAACAGGTTGCCTCTTCGTGGTGATAGCAACTGAATGCCCCTCATGTTCGATTGTTTCTACTGTGGTTCGACCAAATCCCATAGTGCCTCCTTTATTTTTTATATTCCAAAGTCATAACTAAAGTCTTCCATTGGTTGTTTAAATTGCTCCTCTTGTGGGCGTAAACTTTCCATTGCATACCGTCCAGCATCCATACCATGGTTATACATATCAATGGGGGTATTGATTGTTTCACCCGTCTTTTTATCTATCATCCATGCGTAATGATCTCTTTCTTCTATAAGATGCAGGCTCCTCCTAGTGATATAAATTGTTTGGTCCTTACAGTACTGAATGCCCTGATTTAATGAACCTGGCCCTTTCTGTGACGGCACAAGACTGACACCATAGTTCTTCAGCTCATCATTGCTCTTTGGCTCTGCGCTATCGGGAATAAGGAGTACATCCTCTGGTTGCATTTTGATAACATCAGCAATGTCTTTGTTACTTGCGCCTTTTCGATAGAGAACCTCATCCCATATAAAGGCGTTGTTCCACACATATACATCCACTATTGCGGTTGGGTCATTAGTATACCCATAGTCAAGCCCACGACGCTTTAATCGAGCCTCAGGGGGTATCTCATCTATGATCTGAAAGTTAGGGTATATAAGTCCTTGTACAGTCTCAGGCACGTAGCCCTTTATCATATTCCAGTAGTGGCTTGGCTTAGTGATCTTGTAGTTCTCGTACTGTTCAATACTTGCAGGGGCTATATTTTCTTCATTAGAATGATAATCGCTTATAATTGCTACGGTGTCTTTGCACTCTGGCTTAAGTTTAGGTATATAGAAACCCTTTTGCTCACTATCCTCTAGGGTGAACCATCTTTTTAATATCCAGTGATCTTTAGCTGGTGGGTTAAGCAGAAGAATAATTGTGATGTCACCTTTAATGGTTCTCAATGTATCATCGAGCTGCATAAAGTCATCTTCTGGTATCTCATCAGCTTCTTCGATAATCACACAGTTGTATGATGCGAGTGACTTAAGCTTTGACTTCTGATCGCCACTAGACTTACGAAAACCTACGGCGTTGATACTGTTAGCACCGTACTCAATAGTCATATCTCGTATGTTTAGCTTTTCATCTATACCATTTTCTTCTGCTCGGTCAGTAATCTCTCTAAATATAGAGTTGCGTATATCACCTAAGATATACCGCATGATTGCACACCTAAAATACTCCGGAGCTATAAGCTTTGCATTGGCAAACTGTGATGCAACTGTTGAACGTCCAGCACCACGGCCACCGATCAATATGAAATAGCGGGGATGCTCAGTAAATAAGGGTTTGTAGATCTTACTTACTTTTTGTATCATGCCTAAAATCCGTAAATACGATTGTATTAGTTTCTATTTTGTCTCCACCACTCGTCATATCAATTTTGTCACCGTATCGCTTAGGTCGTAGTTTGGAGGCTGTCCACTTCTTGGCATCAATAGCAACTCTTGCAGCATCGGGTCTAACTTCGCCGCTTAGGACTTTATCAGCAATATCTTCTATTTCATCGGCTTTGTAATCAGCCTGATCTTCTCGTGCGCGTGCGTAATTGTTCAGAAAATCTTGTTTAAACACTGGGCTTTTTTCATTCAACCATTCATGTACAGCGGTACGAGATGGCATAGTATCGTCTTTACAAATAGTTACTAAGCTTTCACCATTAGCTAATCGTTCACAGATAGTATCAGCAAGCTCACTAGTATAGTCTGTTGGTCTACCTAGTGCTTTCTTAGACATTGAGCGCATCCCTTTGCATCTTGTATAACTTAGCGGCTTTGTTTATTGCCATGCCTGGGAATGCTTCATGTAGTCTTGCGTGGTATCTTGCTTTGCTTGCATATAAAGCTGCATGACCTTTTTCAGTCTTAAAGTATTCGCGGTAGTAATTGCTATATGTTTGCTTAGGCATTTGATACTCCCATAAACCTCTTAATAATCTTTGCGTGG